CCACAAAACTCACGAAAGATAAGGTGCGTGTATTTGCTGCGGCAAACATGCCCTTCGTAATGCTTGTTCGTAAGTATTTTCTTTCACTCGCTGCTTTGGTGCAGCGCAACAAAATTGCTACCGAATGTGCTGTTGGTACTGTTGTTCAATCACCTGAATGGACAGAGTTATTTGAGCATATTGGTAAGCATGGTTGGGAGCGTGCCATCGCTGGCGATTTCGCCAATTTTGATGGACGCATGAGCCCCCAATTTATGTTGGCTGCTTTTAAACTTTTGATTAAGTTAGCGGAAAAGAGTGGAAATTATGATGAGGAAGATCTTACCATTATGCGTGGTATTGCCACTGAGATTTCTTATCCAACTTATGATTATTTTGGGACTTTAGTTCAGTTTATGGGGTCAAACCCATCTGGACATCCTTTGACAGTTGTTATTAACAGTTTTGTTAATTCTCTTTACTTGCGTTATTGCTGGTATGCTATTGCGAAGGAGAAGAGATGGTGGAAAGTACCACCTTTCAACTCTAAAGTTTCAATTATGACTTATGGCGACGACAACATTATGACAGTAGCAAAAGGATATGATGATTTTAATCATACTGCTATTTCTGCTCAGTTGGCTAAGGTAAGTATTAATTACACTATGGCTGACAAAGAAGCAGAATCTGTACCTTACATCAATCTCAGTGACGCTTCATTTTTGAAGCATTTTGCAGTTTGGGATGATGAATTAGGTTTATACAGATCTCCTATTGAGGAGGATTCGATTTCAAAGATGTTGCACACACACTTGAAGTCCGAGGTTTTATCCATGGAACAATCAAGTGCTGAGGCAATTCAGAATGTAGCATTGAAGTATTTCGAATTTGGCCGTGAGGTCTACACCAAGCGTGTTGCTCAGTTGGAGCAAGTTGCACGTGATTCTGGTATTCAGGGTTACGTTGGCCCGATCATGAGTTATGATGATCGGCTCGCTTGGTACCGTGAGAAGTTCGACCTTTAGGTCGGCTTCATAAGCCCGCCCTGGGGGCTTTATACCTTGGGCTACCGTTGCTGTACGGTGGAAAAGCTAAAAACAGTTGTTTGTGTTTGATTAACGCATAATTTACTAGGTTCTGCATTACCTAGATATTATGGACAGCTACACAAATAGTCATTGTATATATATATCGTTATTTAGCGATGGGGTGACGCCCAACAAAATAGCACTGTTATGTTGTCGATTGATGCACCGCACATAATATTATATAAATTGCATTTCTAATTTTACTACAATTTTTGAGGACAGTGCCCTCTATAATAACACTGATTTTAACGCCGCTTTGCGGGATATCCATCGTGTCGAGTTTTCCGATGAATTGGATGAGGTGGAGTACCTCAGATCTCGTAATAGAGAACTAAAACTCAAATTAGCCAAGAAGTATAGACATGTGTCTCAGTTGGAGAGACGCATTGCGCAGTTGGAAGAAATGATTTTGGTTTCACAATCTGGAGTTGTGTCGGATTCCGATCCTGCACCAGGTACTCAAGAAAATGAAGTGGCTCCTATGAGTAAGGAGCAGATTACTTCATTTGCAGATCAAGATGCCGGTTGGATTACTGAAAAAGTTGGTATGTATGATCCTACTATGGATCTTGCCAACAATAGTGATAGCAATCTTGGGAATTTCTTGAATCGACCTATTCGTCAATCTGCCCAAACATGGCTGGTTGGACAACCTTTCTTTTATAGGTTTAATCCTTGGACCGCATTTTGTGAAAATCCATATGTTCGCGATAAGATTAAAAATTTTGAATTGTTGCGTATGAAACTCCATGTTAAAATGGTTATTTCAGGAACTAAGTTTCATTATGGGCGTTCTATTGTTTCATATAATCCGTACACTGCTGGAGATCAAGTTACGGTCGCTAGGAATTTTGTTCCAGTGGACGTGATTCAAGCTTCACAGAAACCACATTTCTTTTTGAACCCTACCAAAAATAC